GCCGTGATTGTTGTTGCACGGACAGTAGTAATATCTGCTTGTGATGCGGTAAGATTTGTACCAACACTTAATCCGTTAGTGATAGATACCGTAATACCGTTATCACTAATTTGTGAATCACCGATGTGTTCTGCATTGGTTGACTTAGGAATAACATTGGTTGTTAATGTTGTTTCATTTCCAATATTATTGTAAGTCTGTGGCCCCATTATCAATATGGATGATGTTGGGGTAGTTTGGTTTTGATGGATAAATATCCATTGGTCATTGGTTGAGTCAAAGAACAATGACCCACTGCGTTGTGGTGAGGAACCAGAATCAATTACTGATAATCCACCAAATCGTGTACCAGGAGTGAGTGTATTAACAGTAATAACATTGGTACCGATATTTAACGTACTTTGCGAAATAAAACTAATAGAGGATGAACCCTGTACCACTAAGTTCTGACTAATAAACAACGAACCTGTAATGGTTTGGTCTGCTCTAAATGTATTTGACCCCGTGGTTGCGTACGAACCAGTTACATTTTTTAGTGCGTTTATTTCTGCTTGTTGGTTTGCATCAACCGTGGATAGTGACGAACTAAATGTGGAATAACCAGTAGTTTGCGTGATATTAATTTGTGATGATGCAGTTACCCAACCAGGATATTGTGCTGAACTTGATACCGTTCCTGCTGGAATTGTTGCGTTTGTTGCAAACGAGGCTGTAACAGCAAATGATGCCGAAGTATTAGATAATGCGTTAAATTGTGTTGAACTACTAATAACACCACTTAACTTATTTTGAATGTTGTTATAATCAATTTGACTTGACGCAGTTACCCATCCAGGATATTGTGCGGATGATGATACTGTACCACCTGGTAAATACGCTTTAACTTGACCACTACTTGAAGCGACACCCGCTAGTTGACTTTGTAATGCATAGGAACTGGTGCTCGCAATCAATGCACCAATTTGTGCTTGTTGATTCTGGTCAACAGTTGCCAACGATTGACTAAATGTTGTATAACCCGTAGTTTGTGTTATATCAATTTGTACAGAGGAGGAAACTGTACCTGCCGCGGTGACACCAGTTAAACCAGATCCATCACCTCTAAATGATCCAGTAAATGAACCAGTGAATGGACTAGTTAGACTATTAAACTGTGTTGAACTTGATACTGTTCCTGCGGGTAATAATGGTTGAACTTGTGTTGAGGATGATACTACGCCACTGAGTTTATTTTGTATTGAATTGTAATCAATTTGCGAAGATGCCGATACTGTACCCAGTGGTAGTCCAGACGGCAGTACATAGGACGCACTTACTGCGGTACCAATAGAACCAGAAAATGATCCAGTAATTGATGATGCAATAATACTATATCCAGTTGCATCAATTGTACCACTAACCAGTAACGATCCAGTGATTTTTGCCCCACCAGATTGGGCTATAATACCTCGTCGTGCTACAAATTCATTTGCCATCGGGTTCTCCAAACGGTGCTAAATATCTAATCTATAAATAGTTAAATACTATGATAAAGAAGGAAATAATTTAAATATACTCTGTACCGTCCACGGGTATGACCCACTTCCAGCACTTTCTACTCGTAATTTCATATAACCATTATCTTGCACCAACGAAAATCTAATATCAGATGTGTCCCCAACATCTGTACTGGATATATCGGTAACCGTACTACCCGTTCCTTGCCACGCGGACATCAACATACCGACTCGTATACCACCAGGTCTGGATGCCGCATATTCTACTGTTGCTCCAACATAACTACTGGTTGGGATGAATGGGTAGACGTATTCCGTAGCCCCAAATATTCCAGTATTAACGGACCCTGTGAATATTAGTGAAACATTTCCAGCCTTTAATTTAAATTCATCGGATTGTACAGAATGTGGAGTAATCGTACTACCACTAATATATCCTACTATTTGAGCAGAACTGGTGGGTATTCCACCTGGTAAATTCATGTCATTTAATAATAGAATAGCTGACCCAGAACGGGTGAATAATTTTCCGTCTGCGATATTAAGTGCCAATTCACCAGGAAATAACCCAGACGCGGTGGGTACTGCTCCTGATTGACTACTAACTAGTGGTATAAAACGATTTGCTGGCATCTTTAAAACCCGACTGATTGTTGAATACGTGTTACAAAATTATCCACTACTGTTTTACATTCTGCCGCGGTTACTTGTACACCAGAAAGTTTACTTAATAGTGTTAATCCCCCAACATTACCAGAATTTACAAGTGTTAATGGCATATCAGACTAAACTCGCACTACGGTATTGTGTTCCTGTGTACACGTATATGAATGAATCACTAAAATACATTGACCCAGTTTGTGGTGTGGTGGGCGCAACTGTTGGTAATATAAAATGTGTGGCTTGAAGTGAACCAGTAACAGATACACTTCCACTCGTATACATTGACCCACTTAATTCATGATTATTATTTGCACGTAATCGTAGCTTACCATTTCTATAAGTTTCACCACCAGCAAAAATTGTTACTGCTGCATTAGGTGTAGCAGTACCAATTATTAAATTACTACCTGTGTGGAACAAATATCCATCGTTAGGTACATCGTGAATTTTGGAACCTACGTAGTTGGTTCCATTAATACCCATATTAATATATCCGGTTTCTTCATTACCAGTATCCGATGTTGCTACGATATCGGACGAGGCATTTTGTCCAGTACTGAAATTTCGAATATTAATTTGTAGATAATCATCAACGGTAGCGTGCGCCGAAATTAAATTATACGAACCTACATTACCCGCATAAATACCAAGTACGTCAGGTGCGTTATTATCAAAAAAGTTCGATGCACCCCAGAGTATACTTGATCCTGTATAATATAATGGACTATTGGTTAGTCTATATGTATCCTGCCACAATGGAATATAATTTGCAGTTCCAATTGAACTAGACACCATTCCAAGTGGTAATGCTTGTTGAACTTGTGTAGAACTGGAAATTGTTCCTGCCGGTATGGTTGCTGCACCACCGTTTGCAGCGTACGATGCAGTTAATGCATAACTTGCACTGATTACGTTTCCAGTACCACCAACTTGTAAGGCTATGGGTGTATCATTACCAGTTTGAAATCCACCAGCAAAAATAACATCTATTGCATCTGCAACACTTGCAGTTCCTAGTAGTGATCCTGTTATACTTGGGGCTTCTACTACGTTTGACTGTACGAACCCAGCGATGAATTCATTTTGAGCAAAGATTGCACCAGAAACAATTAAACTATTTCCAGAGGTAACTACTATGTTACCCGCATCAATTTCCAAATCACCAAATATGGTTTGATTACCATTAAATGTATTTGAACCAAGTTTTGCTACACCAGTTAATTCACTACCATCACCTTTAAATGATCCTGTAACTGATCCCGTGATACCACCAACACTTCCCGTGCTGAGTACTTGTAGTGATCCTGTAATAACTGCTGACCCACTAAACGGAAACCCTGATCCAGCTCCAGCGTTGAGCGCATACGATGCAGTTTGTGCATAGGAAGCAGATACCGCAGTATCAATTGAACCACTAACTCCAAGTGCATAACTCGCTGTGTTTGCAAATAATGCAGATACCGCCAGCGACGGCAAAGACCCCGTTCGTTGAACTACTAACGAACTGGGTTGTACACTTACCTTATAATCAGGTGATGTTTCAATATTAACACTAATATTTGGTACATCTACTAAAACTTTATTAGCGTCACTATTTTCTCTGACTACAACTGTTATGTCTGGTACACCTAAATTAATTGGACGTAATGATCCACTCATTAATTATCTCGTAGCTGTGGGGCGGACAGTCAATGCTCCTTCTAGGATTCTTCGTTTTATTGGACTAACTGACCCACTTACCATATTTACATCATACACATATTTTCTTTGTGTTAATGCTAATGTTTGATCGGGAGTTAACTCTACAATAATTGAGCCAGAATTTAATGGTGCTAGTTTTGTAATATTAAATGTAGCAGCAACTTCATCGGTGGTATAATTTTCTCTAACTTGACCACTAAATACATAATCTGTTATATTAAGTGGGATACTTCCACTATCGCTGATAATCGTTGCTGCGATACGAAATGTTTCACCTTGACCTACATTGAATTCGGTAAGTTCTGCCATAGCTTATACCCAAAAAAGAAAGTGTCCCACTGCCCAATTATACTCTATATAAGTATCAGACAGTGAGACACACCTTCTATTTTTAACTACTGATTAGTAGTTCAATACACAATAGTCTGGTTGAATTTCTAGTTCGATTGCCACATTGTCTGTGGTTTCCGCCCATTCCAAATCACCAAATGTTGCACGTGTAATTTGTGCACCCTTGATGATCCATTCTTCAACCTTATCACCTACTGGTCCAAGAACTTGAAGGGTTAAATCTTTCTTATAGAATTCCGCGTATCCATCACGACCTGTTACTGATTCGTGATGTAGACGAACCCATTCCATTACTGCTTGTGCGCCAGATGGAACTACTGGATCGTACAACGTAAGGGTCATTGGTTGCCATACAGAAATACCCTTGACAAAGCGAACGGTATTGATGTGTGGAACCTTAATCGTATCTTGACGAATTTCAGGACGGCTTACTTTCTTAACGATGTAAGCTGGGATTCCTTCAATTAACATTAAAAAGCGATTTTTAACCTTTGGTTCAAATGCCGTAAAAAATATTTCATTTTCGGCTACTATATTGTTTGCCATTCGTATCTCCTAACGGATTTAACTATAAATAGTCAGTTTGTTAAAAATATAACCTATTTTATTAAGCCCCAGGGAATGTAGCACCCGTTGGGAGAATGTTGAATTCGAGTTTGATGAATTCAGCAGTCTTTGTTGGTTGGAGATACAATTGACCAACCAAGATGTTACGGTCAATTACGTCTGGTGTATTATTGGTTTCGTCCATAATGACACGGAATGCGTATAGACCTGAACGTTCTTGGACGTTTGCCAAATATGGGTTGACGATGTTCAAGAAACGACGACGAGTTGATTCAACGTTTTGTTCAAATACGAGGAATCGTGCCGAACTTGCGATGAACTTCTTCACTGCGATTAATAAGCGACGAACGTTTACACGGTCAAGTGCTGATGAGCGACGTTGTAATGTCTTTTGACCCCATACACAAATACCTTGTCCTGGGAATTGTGCGATTGGGTTGACCTTACCATCATACAATTCATCACGTTGTACTTGACTTAAACGTAACTTAACACCTGCTGCTCCTGGGATTCCACCACGATTCAAACCTGCTGGTGCAAACCATTCTGCTGCTGTGTTGTCACTAT